GCAATCCCATTCCGACTACTCGCGATGCTAACGGCAATCTAATCAACTCAAACCCCCCGAAGAAGGGTGGACGTCGCAAGACCAAGCGTCGCACCACTCGCCGTTAATCCTTCTCCTTTCTGACCCCCACAGAAGGACCTGCGTTCTTCTTTTTCATGTTCGCAGCCTTGTACTCGTCAGCAGCAAGGATCGCTGAGTGGAACGGCTGGTTGTTCACCCACAGCGATTGGTCGCACATCTTGAAGGGAGGGTGATCCGAAGCCTTATACCAAAACACCTGGTCCTCCAGCTTATTTGAGCTCACGTTGTTACAGATGACCAGGCACTCGAAGTTCTCGGTGCACTGGTCCATGAACGTGCAAAACATCTCAAATGTAGGAAACATACCTGCGTAATTTTCGTAAATCCTACGACGATTACCTAGGATATTCTCACGAAGAATGAATACAAAGTCCACGTTGGTGCGCAGGTTAGGCGTAATACCAAGTGGATACTGCATCGTGATAATGGTCATCATATCAATGTGACGGCCATTCATAAATACATACCGCGTAGACTCCTCCTTAATCCAGCTTGCGTCATACAAACAGTCATCGAGAATCAGGAATGCGCGCGGGTCTACGTTTGACTGTCCACCTGACTTCGAAGTGTTGCGCTTCTGCTTCATGACCATCTGTCGCTTGATGACGTTGGTCACAATGTCGGGAGTGTATTTATCATGAATGAACTTGGAGGGAACCATATGCTGGAAGAATTCGTTCGCAACCTCCGTGCCGGAGATCACGGTTCCAACTGGAAAGTCGTGCTGAGTGTTGTAGAGGATATCGCGAACCAAGAAGGACTTTCCAGTATCCTTCTTACCGATGACGACAATCATCGGACTCTTGCGAGAATCAATCTCACAACGGTCTTTCAACATGGTGATGTCGAACTTTCTCAACTGGAAGTTCATTGTTCTGAGCCGCAGAAAGTGTTCCGCGTCTGCTTACGATGTTTCATTACCGAGCCCAAAACACAATGGTGAAGGATTTGAGGACTCAGGCCGTGGACATGCGCCTTCATCGGCTTCCGAAGCTACAGGCTGCGCAATGGAACCTGACCCATGCACAGCCATTTTTTCCATCGCTCGAGCAGCTGTTCAAGACAGAGAACTTGACGGCGATGGCTGACTATGGAATCAAGTTGCCTGAGGAAGTGGACTCGGTGGTGGATGCGACACACATCAAGACTACCAAGGGTCAGACACTGGAAGTCCATCGCAAGACCACGATGATTTTGAGCCCCTTCAAGACCATGAAGGGTGAATACTCGGCGCCTGGTCTTCCTAAGCCGGCCGAAACTGCGAAGAGCTACTCAGAACAGATGCAGAGCCCGCATACCGCTGCCTACGTCGGTGCTCTGGCTTCTTCGGCTCTGTCGATGTCGGACTGTCCGCATTTCCCCCGTGTCTACGGTGTCTATGCTGCTATGGCCACAAAGCACGAGGTGAACATCTCCGATGACTACGAGGACCTCTGTGACCGGAAGTGGTTTGCCGACAATATCGGTAAGACGTTCGAACTCCACCTGCGTGCGGAGGGTGGAGAGGCATTCACGCACACGCGTGGTCAGCGGGTTGCGGTTCAGGTTGGTGAGGAGATTGACCTGGAGGCGGAGGATATCGAGGTTGACTCTGTTCCCGAGCCGACTGTGGGTGATGTTGTGGAGGAGTATGAGATTCCGTCAGATTCCGAATATAGCGATGAGTCGGAGTCAGATGATGAGGATGTCTACGATATTCAGTCATGCGCATGCACGGAGGCGTCTGATGAAGAGGAAGAGGATGAATCTATAGAGGAGGACTTCGCATGGGCAACGTTTACTGAGGTTCCGGTTATGACGACGGTGATGGAGAAGTGCACAGGGACTTTCTATGACCTGCTCAAGACGACCGATGAGCCTGAGAAGCATACCGCGTGGGTTGCGCAGATTGTGTTTGCTTTGGCGTATGCTCAGCGCAACTTTGGCTTCATCCACAACGACCTCCATGGTAACAACGTGATGTATGTGCCGACCACAGAGGAGTTTCTTTATTATCGTCACCATGGCGTTACGTACCGCGTTCCCACGTACGGTGTGCTCATCAAGCTCATCGACTTTGACCGCGCCACGTTCTCAGTGAAGCTCACGGGTATGAAGGACCCGCGGTTCTTTATGAGCTCACAGTTCAAGCCTGATGAGGAGGCTGGTGGTCAGTACAACATCGAGCCGTTTTACGACCCGAAGTGTCCTCGCATTGGACTGAATCCGTCCTTTGACCTGGCCCGATTTGCGTCAAGCGTGTTTTGGGACATGTTTCCCGAGGGTCCGAATCAGAAGTCGGATCATCCACTGTTTGAGATGTTCAAACACTGGACGTCGCTTCCGGACGGTTCATCTGTGATTTTCAGGAAGAAAGGTGATAACCACGACCGGTATCACGGGTTTGATCTGTATAAGGCGATTACGCGCTACCTAAAGGAGAGCGGAGTTCCTCGAAAGGAGCTCTCGAAGTTCAGTCAGTATGTTGCTGCAGTTCCGCCGACGGCTCGAGTGGTAGTCATTAGTGAATGATTTACTTACCCGTCATGCGCCACACCATCTTGTGCGTCAGGGCCCACACAACGCCAAAGACAACCGCGTGCGTCAGGGCAACCGTCGTGCGCGAGCCACCCGGCGGCAGCGACAGCAGAACGCCCGGGGTCAGAAGAAAGAAGAGAACTGCGGCATACAGGGACATGTACATTTTTATTATGAGGATGAGAAATTTCTCAGAAACTAGGCTTACCTGTGAACATCTCCTGAACCGCAGTCACCACAGGCTCTGCCGCGTCTGCACCTAGCGCGTAGACAACTCCCGCGGTAATCACGCCTGCACCACCACCCACCTTAGCGGCATCCATGGTGTCGATAGGCTGGTCCTTTCCGCGACGGTCCATCACATACAGGAGTAACGCAACCACCACAACCGCACCCACAATCATCCCATAGGTGTAGAGTTCCGACATTTATTGGGACTCTATTTTTTTATACTCATGCTCAAACGAGCTTACAGGTTCAGCGACACCGTTTCCTCGGCCGTCACCTTCACGGACTCATCGTCCGACTCATCCTCGTCGAACTCAGAATCATCGAGCTTAACCTCCTCACCAAGAGCAATCGCCGGCGGCTCATCGTCCTCCTCGTCGAACTGCACCCCCTTCGGCTCGGGAGGCACTTCCACCAGCTCAGGGGCCGGTGGGGCAGGTGCAGGAGCAGGGGCCTCCTCAACAGCCTCCGCAGGGGCCTGGCTCTGGAAATACGCCTTACTGATATCCTTCCACGGGATGAAGCTGTCGATGACCTCGTTCATCGCGCCTCCAATCATCGTCTCGATATCACGACGGTTGCGTGCCTGCTGCTCAGACGTAACGCCCACCGTCTTGAACAGGTAAGCGGACGACCACGACAGACGGGCCGACTGCTTGTAGAGGTGGTGAACGAACGTCTCAACCGAAGGACGCTTGAACTCAATATCCACATGCGCCTTCTCGGTCTGCTGGAGGGCAGCGAACGCACGGATGTAGCTCACAAACACGCCGAGCAGAAGGTCCTCGAGATACTCGCACTTTGACGCAACGGCAATACGATCGACCTCCTTCTTCAGGGTCTCCGGGCTCCACTTCGGAATCTGGGTCAGCAGATTCTGAAACGTCTTCAGAATCTGGTCGGTCTGGCCATTGCGCTCACATGCCGCCTTGGCTGAATCGTAGATGCTCCACAGACCATCTGCAACATGAGGAACAAGCACGCGCGTCAGGTTCTCGCGAAGACTGGACTTAACAAACTCAGTGCTCATTTGTTTACAGACGAGTCAATGAGTTTCACTAAACCGACGCATGCGCTTCGTACTCATCCTCATGATTCGGAATGAGGAGAAGATTCTTCTTCGCTGCCTCGAAGCTGTAAAGGATGTCGTGGATGCATTCTGTATCTGCGACACTGGATCGGACGACACATCACGCGAAATCGCAGCTGAATTCCTCAAAAGTCACGATGGATGCCTCACGATGGAACCTTGGAAGGACTTTGGACACAATCGCACCGTCAGCTTTAAGAACGCACAGTCCTACCTGAAGAAGACGGGATGGGACCTGAAGGACACGTATGGCCTCCTGCTCGACGCAGATATGGTCTTTGTCCCTGGAACACTCAAGGCAACAACTCTCGACCACGAAGGATATACAGTGGTTCAAAAGGCAGGCAATCTCGAGTATCCGAACACACGTCTGGTCCGCATGGACTACAATTGGTCGTGTCGCGGTGTGACCCATGAATACTGGGATGGACCCACGAAACACCTTACGACTGACGTGTGCTACATCGATGATCGCAACGACGGTGGATGTAAGGCTGATAAATTTGAACGCGACGCACGACTCCTTGAGAAGGGCCTGAAAGATGAACCGGGTAATGGTCGATACATGTTCTATCTAGCCCAGACCTATAATGGTCTTGGTAGACATCCGGAGTCAATCGCGATGTATAAGAAGCGGATTGCTGCCGGCGGGTGGGAGGAGGAGCTGTGGTATAGCCACTATATGATTGGTAAGTCGTGGCGGGAATTGAAGAACATCCCGAAGTTCGAACAGTGGATGCTCAAAGCGTATGAACGCCGTCCATCCCGTGCAGAGCCTATCTACCAGCTCGCCAAGTATTTCCGAGAGCACTCGCAGCACCACAAGGCATACCACTATGTTCAGGTTGGACTGTCGATTCCCCTTTCAACAGATTCGCTGTTCGTCGAGACCGATGTGTACACTGGTCTGTTCGAATATGAGGCCACGATCCTCATGTTTTATATCGACCAGGCTCGCAAGGGTCTTGATATGTCTGTGAAGTATCTCATGAATACACGACAGAATCAGGACAATGTGTACAACAACCTCCCGTTCTACATCGAGCCCCTGACGTACACAGTCAAATCTCATCCAATCGATCGCGATGTGTTTGGAGAGGACTATCACCCTACGTCGGTTTCACTGTTCCTTAAGGATGGGAAGGTGATGCACAATGTTCGATTCGTAAACTATGCGATTAACCCACAGACAGGAAGCTACCTCATGCGAAACGATGGAGGCGTGAGCGATAATGGGATTGTTCGTACTCAGAATGCATTCTATAACCCTTCAACCGGTGAAGTCACGAAGATGCGCGATGATTCTGTACCGTTGACTCGGAAGCCCGGAGCCCATATTGTGGGTCTTGAGGATGTTCGTGTCTACACAAATGCATCTGGAACGCTCTGCTGTACCGCGACGTCCTGGGAGTATACTGATAAGATTCGCATTTTCCAATCAGAGTATGATCCTGTTCAAGGCGTCTATTCGAACTGTCGTATCCTGAAGTCACCCGGCGAACAAGACTGTGAGAAAAACTGGTTGGCTGTGAATGGAACCGACGATATCATCTACGGCTGGAACCCGCTCCGCGTCGGAGTTATCCGCGATGATGAGCTTGTCTTTCAGGCTGAGCACGTGACGCCCTATTACTTCAAGCATTTCCGAGGTTCAGCTGTTGCATTCCGTCCGGTTCAGTATCCTGGTGAAACATGGGCGTTGGTTCATACAGTCGAGTACACACAGCCTCGCAAGTATTTCCATCTCTTTGTTCGGCTTGGGGAGAACTACAGAGTAAAAAGCATCAGTCGCCCCTTTGTGTTCAAAGGAAAAACGATTGAGTATTGTATTGGATGCATGCCGGATCCAGCGTTCACGACGCTGACCTGTGTGTTTTCAACAATGGATGATAATCCGCGTATCATGGAGATTCCTGTGTCGAGTTTGGAGTGGATTCAAGTGTAGAGATGACGCCATGACTCATTCACACCTGTCGTGGTGTCCTGAAGGATATGGCGCGCAGTTTCCACATCGATCGTGCAAGGCAGAGCGATCTTCTTGTAGAAGATGTACTCCTTCGCCGTCTTCTCATCTGCAATCCGCAGAAGATTAATGCGGGTCACGAGTGACTCGATTGACCGAATCAGATTACGAACACCCTCTTCTTCCTTACTAAATTCCTCAATCAAGTACTTCACCGCCTCATCTGTGAGAGTCAACTGGCTCGTCAGCTGAATGCGGTCCAGGATCTGTGGCCAGATGTACTTCGTAAGGATGTTCTTCTTGTCCTCCGCATTGTAGCCGGAGCAAGTGATCACCTGCATGCGGTCCTTGAGAATCGGATGGACCTTGGATTCGTCGTTGAATGAGAACACGAATAGGCACTGGCTGAGGTCGAAGTCCACCCCAGCAAAGTAGCGGTCATGGAACTGACTGTTCTGCGACCTGTCTGTGAGATGGATGAGCATGGAGACAATCTCATCACCATGTGCAGTGGTCGATACCTTGTCCAGCTCATCGAAATACATGACTGGATTCATGCAGCGAGAGGTGATCAGTGCATCAGCGATACGACCACACATTGAGCCCTCGTAGGTGAAGGAGTGACCCACAAAGTTCGCGGAATCCGATGCACCGCCCAGCGAGAAGAACTCGAAGGGACGCTTAAGAACCTGGGCAACACCATTCTTTGCGAAGCTGGTCTTGCCGACACCCATTGGACCCTTGAGCGCGATCACGTTGCCAACTGAGCCAGGATTCGAGATCCACTGTGCGAGAGTCTGCATGATCTGCGTCTTGGCGGAAGGCATTCCGTAGACGGCCTTGTCCAAGGTTTCACGAGTGTCGGCAAGGAACTTAGCGCACGGCTCTGCACCGTCAGTGAGCTTCACGGGCAGCGGGACATACTTTCCAAAGGGAATGTTCAGGAAGGACTCGACCCAGGTGCGCAGCTTGTAGCCCTCCGACCCATCCATCTCGTTGAGGATATCAACCTTCTTGATGACTGACGCCTTGAGAGCATCTGGGATAGGAAGGCCGAGCACGCGGAACTTGAAGGGAACATCGCCCTCGCTGACCAGGCCGGACACACGCTTCATCTGCTCATTGAGCTTGCGGCGCTTCGACTTGGACAGGTCTGCATAATACTCCTCCTCGTCCTCATTGAGTTCGATGCACGGCGAATCAGGTTCTTCGCGCTGCCGGTTCTTCTTCCGATCGCCCTGTGGGACATACTTGTCCATGAGGTGATTGATGAACTCGTCCTCGGACTCCTCCTCAGCCTCGGACTCAGCCTCGGATTCTGACTCGTCGGCTCCGATGACCAGTTTTCCCTTACCTCCAACGACCGTGTGGATGTGAAGCTTAACAGACACCTTGGCTCCCTTGGGGAGTGTGATGACGGGTGCCTCTTCATCGGGCTCCTCTTCCTCTTCCTCTTCCTCATCCTCGGTTTCTTCCTCCTCGGGTTCAGATTCCTCAGGCATATACTCCTCCTCACTGCTGTCGTCCTCATCCTCCGGTTCCGGGTTCAATGTCTCGTCCTTCACCCATGTTGTAGAATTCTTACGCTTACGAAGATTATACCGAGGAGGCATCTTGCTGCCTCACAAGGAAAAAAACAAAACACATTCGTTTTTTGGAGGCTTAGAGTAATGAGTGAACTTGAGAGCGTCAAGGCAGTAGCTGAGAAGCAAGCAGAGATGCTTGCAACCCGTGACGCCGAGCTGCCGGCCGTCAAGGCGAGCACTCGAATCGTTGAAGCCTTTCTCAAATCTCACCGCGTTATGTGCTATGGCGGCACGGCTATCAACAACCTTCTCCCAAAGCAGGACCAGTTTTATGGTTCTGACGAAGCTCCGGATTATGACTTCTTTAGCGAGACACCGCAGGAGCATGGGATGGAGCTGGCCAATCAGCTGTCTGCTGCAGGAATTGAGAGTGTTGAGGTGAAGCCCGGTGTCCATCTGGGAACCTACAAGGTGTTTGCCGATTACCATGGCGTTGCAGACATCACATTCATTATCCCGAAGATCTTCAATCACCTCTGGAGTGAGAAGATTACCCGTCACAGCATCCACTATGTGCCTCCCGACTTCCTGCGCATGTCGATGTATTTAGAGCTGTCGCGTCCCGAAGGCGATGTATCTCGCTGGGAGAAGGTGTATACCCGATTATCGCTTCTGAACAAGCACTATCCGATTGTGTGCCGTCATGTTCCAAAGGAGGTCGACCAGTTGTCCGCTGAGCAGAAGAAGGACACCATTGAGATGCTCAAGAAGAATCCAATTGTGCTTCTAGGATTCTCCGCTGTGTCGCGTCACGAGAAGAAAGCAGTCTGGTATACTCCGGTGACCCTGCTCGCGGAGAAGGAAACCATTGAGAAGCTGTCGAAGGGTCATAAGACAGAGCATAAGGAAGCATCTGAGATTCTGCCTGCGCGGACCGACATTCTCGACAAGGATGGAGCAGTGATGTACCAGTTCTACGAAACGCAAGCGTGCCACAGCTATCATAGCACGGGTGAGGGAATTAAGGTTGCAAGTATTCCTACATTGCTCATGTTCTTCATGGCTCTCATGTATTCGGATGAGTCCAAGGACGATGTGTCGCGCCTTATGTGCGTTGCACAACGTCTGGTTGAGTTAGCAGACGACAAGCCGAAGCGTAGATATGCGCTTCTGACTCCATCGGAATGCTTGGGTGCACAAAAGGAGTTATTAGATCTGCGTCGTGAGCGTGTTGAATTGTATGAGAAGGTCCGAAAGAATAAGTCGTCTCCCGATTTCATTCAGTACTTTTTCACCTACAATCCGAAGGTCAGCAAGACGGAGCGCGCAAAGACTCGTGAACTGCTCAAGAAGACTCGGAAGGCGCGTCTTAGTTCGGAGTAGGAATGGTATTTGAAAGGGTGAACGTCACACCCGCACCCGCTGTACCCAGTCCAGAAGCTGCAACCGTAGTCGGGATTGTGGTGATCGATGACGATGTCGATGACCATGCGATTCCAGTACCCATACCAACGTTCGAAGAATACCCACCATTCCACTCACGCAGGCCCTCCTGGACTTGAAGAAGGAAGTTGTAGCTATTCTGAGTTCCCTTCGAACGATAGGCATTCACACCCACATACTTTGAATTAGCCGAATTGTTCGTTACGAACGCCAACCGAAGCTTCGTCTGTGCAGTCACATCCGACGCGTCGCGAATACGCATTCCCTGAAGACCCGCTAGACTTGTGCCGTTCTGACCACCGGAACTCATTTACTACCCGGACATATTTTATCGTCCCGTGAACCAGGTGATGTCGAGGTAACGACCGGATGGGGGTTCGGTCACCAACGAGGTGGGAGGGGACATCATTGCATGCGATGCGATTTCACCTGCAGAGAGTGCACGAGCATAGTACGTGAGGCCACCGACCTGTCCATCAAACTTGCCGGCAATCTGGATTGGGGCATCTTCCTGCTTCGGGAGCTGCGTCAGAGTGTGGTGGCGGGACAGCATTCCATTGATGTAGACATCGACCGTATATTGTGTGACTACAATTGCGAAATGAACCCACTTCTGCGCAGGAATATTCTCGATCAGCACTGACTCTGTAGCGCCGTAGGTCGCAACCGTTACAAGGATGGAATTCGACGTGCTGTCAATATAGAGTCCAGGGCAGTCTGCACGTGAGAAAATCATACGCTTCTGCCCATAACCAACTGAGGTGAAGTCATTGATATCGAACCAGCCTTCGAATGAGAAGACTGCGCCCTCCGCCTGATTTGTTGACCGGGGGAGAGAGGCATTTGAAGTCATAGGTACAGAGCCGCTTTGCGTGGCTGTCTGAATCTTAACAGATGTCGGATCCGTAGACGTTGCAAACACCCATGCAGCAGTACCGCCAAGCACAAGAACACCAAGTCCGGCTGTGATTGGATCCATTGTTCCTTACTTAGAAACAAACCCTCTCGGAGTAAGACGCATAGTGACTCGTTTCGGCTCAGGAGGTGGTGGAGGCGGATGCGGCCTCGCCGGAACATACACGAGCGGTAGTGACTCCTCGTAGGTATGTTTTGACTGATAGTCAATGGTTCGAGGGTCTATTGTACGTCCTTGGATGTTGTAGATATAGTGAATACGGTCAACCCCACTCTGCTGCTCACTGCGAAGAAACCCAGTTTTTGCTATCATGATTGCCCACTTCAGATCCTCGCCTCTCGTCGCGTCATCAAACGTAATCAACTTCGCAATGTCGCTCAACATTGGGTTCAGATGATTAGGTGGCCTCACAAAGACGCCGTCTACATACATCTTTCCGTTCAGAGGATAGTCAATGCTATGTGTGAACGTATGACTACTCATCTGTCCACGGATGCGCATGACGTCATGACCTGCCTGGAAGCACGCTGCGAAGTCTTCAAAATATGCATCAGTGATCTCATCGTCATCATCGATGAAGGCTGAGTATTTACCCTTCGCGTTCTCAAGTAAGGCCCTCCGCTTCAATCCAACACTCTGTTCACGGTTGTCGACAGCCTCGGCAATCTCAAGACGAAGACCGGGACACAGCCGCGCGAACTTCTCGCGGATCGAATCCTTCAACTGTGCACATTTTGCACGACGTTCGACCAGCGTAGGGATCAATACAGATAAATCGCATTCATACTGCTTACGAGCGATATAGGTCCGAAGGTCTGCCTCATAGAATCGCTGGTTCCGAACGTACAGTGCATCAAACGCAACTGCATGGCCAAGTAGTGGATGGCGGTGTCGAATAATACAGGTTGGATTGTAGACTGTTTTGTCTTTCAATGACCCCTTACAGAGATCTGTTAACTCTGTGTCACAGAACAGACTCTTGTAGGCGGGGTGATACAAATACCCAAACCGCTCATACATCGCCCGCCCGAAGATCGACAGAGTATTCAATTTGTTCCCTTGAAACCCATCATTGAACCAGAGAATGCAATCGAGATCTGGAGTCGCAGCCTGGCGGATGTAGTTATCATACCCATGTACTTCGGGGACCATATCATCGGAAACCAATACTACAATATCCCACGGATAGTCAACCTTCTCAATATCTGCGTTACAGGCTTCAATCTTGGATGAGTTCGCACTGTAGTACATGGATTTCCACCCAAATCGGTCGATGACCTGGAAGAGCTGCTGTTGAATCTCGCTTCCAGTCATTGTAGCGTCATCTACATCGCATGAAACAGCTATACCCATCAATTCGGGATGCGCGGCCATGAGAACGTACTGACGCAGTGTTTCAAGTAGTTGATTGGGTCGCGAACGACTCGGGCATTTCAGGAGAATCTTCATTATTAGGAGGAAGAAGAGAAGGCACCCGATACATCCGAGCTAGAAAGCCCAGTGATCTGTTTACCAGTGCTATCCTTAACGCCGAAGACAAAGGTGTATCCGAATAGACTGAGGTTATTCAGCTGCGATGACGCTGAAGGCGTAGACGCCGAGCACGGTGTGCCTGCTACATAGAACCCAGATGCGTCTGCGGGCTCAAGCTTCACTGAACCATTCTTAACTGTGCAGACGGCACCGGCGAAACCACCGCCACCACCAATGACCAAGCTTCCACTGGCGGGCATGGTCACGCCAGGCAGGACCGCCGACTTAACCAGCCGACCATTGATATACACATCAACATTGCGACCATAAATCGAGATGGACACTGCGAACCATGACTGAAGAGGCACATTCTCAACGGTCACCGTGTAGGTCGATCCGGACCCGGAATTCGTCGTCTGAAGTGTGGAGTCTGTGGGGTATACGCTGACCGAGATATCAAGCGCATTATCTGTGGGATGGAGGGTCACTCTCGGCACACTCACCCCCGGATTCGTAGAGCTAACCTGAGCAATCACAGGCTTTGTCTCGCCAAACTTGTACTCCCAGTCTTTAATGTACATCCAAAACTGGAGATTCGTATTGGAGCCAGATACACTAGATGATACCGTCGAACCAACCTTCCCATCGACTTCGGTGGGAACAAGGTCGCTCGTGGTCGATGCTCCCATCGATTGTGCAACACTCTTCGCCGAGAAGATGAATACGAAGAGAAGTCCAATCACGATGATCGCGCCAACGATCGGGAGCACAGATGGCTTTGGAGCAGATGGTCCTGCGAGTTGAAACGTGGGTGCCGGTGGCCTGGATGCGGTCGCGCCCATCTTTATGCTTTACAAGGGAAAGGTATTCAAGTAGTAATGGAAAAACGAACCCTTGCTCTACCACGACAACAGGTTTCAATGTTCTGCAATAATTGCGGTGAAAAGGGTCATGTCTTTAAAATTTGCACAGAGCCAGTGTTGTCGTGTGGATTGGCTCTGATTAACCAATCCAAACTGCCCGTTGATTCATCGACTATCCAAGTGCTGATGATTCGACGGAAGGACAGTATGAGCTTCGCAGAGTTTATGCGTGGGAAGTATGACCCTGCGGACACTGATTACGTTGGGCTCCTGTTTGCGAATATGACTCTTCAGGAACAAACCGCAGTTGTCTGTGAGACATTTGATACCCTGTGGCGGCAACTCTGGGGAGATGATCACTCTTCCCCCGAGTATATGTATTCAAAGGAGCGATTCGCACAAGTGGATCTGCATGCGATGATGCGGGCCAATCTATCACCCTACAAGGAGCCCGAGTGGGGGTTTCCGAAGGGTCGACGCATTCGATGTGAAACTGACTTGGAGTGTGCGATTCGTGAGTTCAATGAGGAAACGAACGTCCCTCGAGATGCATATACCATCCTGAAGGATATCCGCCTTGAGGAAACGTTTGAGGGCCTCAATGGAATTCGCTATCGCCATGTGTATTTCGTAGCGTTGTTGACCAATCCGGACCAAGTGAATGTGCATCAGAAGATGACGTACATGCAGCGCCGTGAGATTTCTGCAATTGGATGGAAGACATTTCCCGAATGCCGTGGATACATTCGCCCCCATCATGTGGAGCGCGAATCTATGATTGAAGTGCTTGAGAACATCGTTAAGACGTACGAGAGCACGCCGTGATACCGAGCATGTCCATCCCAGCAGTCTGGACACCGAATAGATAATGAAGAATCTCACCCGTACTCACCCAGAACAGGAAGTGAAGGAACACGTTACCTCCGAACTCCCATGCAGTGTAGAGTGCAAGAAGGAAAGTCAATGCTGTATCTGCTACAGCCACACCCATAAAGCGATACGAATGTGCACCTGTTTTTGGTTCCCCAAAGATGTTTTTGTATGGACAGCTCATTGTATTACGCAAACCTAAAACGTGCGAAGTAAATGGTCAAACAATAGGCCACCACGCTCAATACAAAGACCCACCACCACACTGGGAATACAGTCGACTCACGGTCTTCCACTCCAAACGGACGGATCCGCCCCTCACGCCCAAAGGCGACGGACGGCTTCAGATACAGGAAGGCCGCCATCAAGAACAGATAGATGGACACCATCCAGATGCGATGATTTTTGCGTGTGAGTGGCTCCATTACTTACGGTGGCGACGAGTTTTGCGCTGATGACGACGGGACTTACGGGTCTTGCGACGACCGCCGTTCAGTTTCAGAAGCCCAGTATTCAACATTGCAGTAAGGTCATTTGGCGATGTTCCTTGTTTTACAACCTTTGCGTCTTGCTCGATCACCCACTGTGTAGTTCCTCGTCCTTCGGATGTATACAATGTTGCAGGCTTTTCGTTATACCTAACAGCCTTCTTCTCATGTAGACTCGACTGGCGTGGTTCATTAGGGTCCGGCATCTTGTTAACCTCTCTGATATTTTCGGCGCGTCACTAGATAATGGCGTTCGTCCTACCGAACCGCAAAGCGTTCGCGGACTACATTACCCGCATCTTTTTGAAATACCGCAAAGAAGACCGCGACCCCCTCGACGCCGAGGATAAGGATGTGGACATGTGCACTAAGCAGTCGAACTCACGCGAACTGTTTCCATATCAGAAGCTGATTCGCGACTACCTGCTAATTGAAACACCCTATCGTGGGATTCTGCTCTATCACGGGTTGGGTTCAGGTAAGACCTGCACGTCCATCGCAGTCGCGCAGAGTCTAATGTCGCATAAGACGATTTGGGTGCTGACTCCTGCCTCTCTGCGCGAGAACTACAAGTCTGAGCTGCGCAAGTGCGGTGCACCGGTCTATGTATTGGAGCAGCACTGGCGTGAGAAGTCACTGACGGACCAGTCGCGGGCCGAAGCCAAGTCACTGGGCATCTCGGATGGATTCATCGACCGCACCGGCAAGTTCTTCGTCACAATCGCAGGCGAGAACCCAAACTACAAGGACCTCCCGAAGACAGCCCAAGATATCATCAATACACAGGTCGAGGACATTATCGCTCAGCGGTTCAAGTTCATCAATTACAATGGTCTGAACTCGAAGAACATCGATACCTATGTTCCGAAGGCCGCTGAGGGTGCCGAGCCGTTACCGAGCCCGTTCAACGACTCCGTGGTCATCATCGACGAGGTCCATAACTTGATTTCCCGCATTGTGAATTCTTCGGATATCGCACGTCGGCTGTATGATGCGGTCTATCACGCTACAGATTGTAAGATTGTGGGTCTGTCCGGCACGCCAGTCATCAACCGCCCAAACGAGATTGCTTATCTGATGAACCTGCTGCGTGGGCCCATTGAGCGAATCACGATTCCCTTCGGTAAGGCAACTGCATGGGATGAGGAGAAGATGAAGACGGCATTCAAGGCAGTTCCTGACGTGGATATCATCGAGTTCAACGCTGTGAAGAAGTATGCGATGCTTACCCGCAATCCTCCCCATTTCCGGTCGGTCTACAACGAGGCAGGTGACCGCATTGCAGTGCAATACAAGAAGGATATTCCGTTCATCCCGATTGCACAAGACTGGGTTCAGTCTTGGGCCACCAAGTTCCAGGCCGATGTAGGCGCAGAGATCGCCGTTGACCGCGTGACGACAGAAGACCTAGAGTGCCTGCCCACGAAGTTCGAGGAGTTTGCGAACATGTTCCTCGATGGTCTGAACATCA